GAAGAGGGTGAGCTGCTCGACAAGAAGAGATACAACGAGGAGTCCCTCGGGAAGCTGAAGAAAGACCTCGGCGACGCGGACAAGATCGCCGCTCAACTACAACAGCGACCCGTGCCGGAGGGGGGTTCTATCTTCAAAAAGGAGTGGTTCGAGAAGACGTATACCTCGCTGCCGCAGCGAATCGACATGTGGCTGCAGTCTTGGGACTGCGCGTTCAAGGACGAGGCGAGCAGTGACTTCGTCTGCGGCGGCGTGTGGGCTGTGAGCTGGCCGGACATCTACCTCGTGTTTCTCATCAACCAACGTCTGTCTTTTACGGACACGTGCGATGCGATTCGAGATGTGTCCTCCGCATGGCCGCAAGCGATCTTGAAGTTGGTGGAGGACAAGGCTAACGGGCCGGCTGTCACGAATCACCTGCTCAAGGAGATCCCAGGCTTCCTACTTATCGACCCGCAAGGCGGCAAGGTCTCTCGCGCGAATGCGAGCACGCCGTTCTGGAAGGGCGGCAACGTCTATCTGCCCGCTCGCGCCGCGTGGCGATCGGATTACATCGCGCAGCACAAGGTGTTCCCGAAGGGCGCGCACGACGATCAGGTTGATATGACCTCGCAGGCCCTGAACTACATCAACGAGAACAAGAGCAGCATGCTGCTCGCACTTGAGGAGTTGCAAAAGAACGGCGGCGGTGCAGGCGAAGCAGCGCTAGATATCTTCGGAGGTTTGGGACAATGAGCAAGCTGACCATGCGCCGCGCGCGCATCAGGGGGTACGTGTTCTTGGTGACGTCGATCTGTGCAATGGCTTTCGAGGCCGCCTCGATCTGGCGTGTGCTGTCATGTCAGTGAACTTCATTGTCGGCGATTCGTTCAAGATGCTCGATGCCATGAAGCCGGGTTGCTGCGATCACGTCATCACCGACCCGCCATACACCAAGCATGTGCAGGACCGGCTGCTGGCCGGGAAGAAGGCGTCCGCTGAATCGGAGGCGTACACGCGGGAGATCGAGTGCACGTTCGACCCGCTTAGCAACTACGACTTCGTGCCGAAGATGATCTCGCTCTCGAAGCGCTGGTCGATGTTCTGTTGCGCGCTAGAACAACTCGGCGCCTACGCGGATGCGTCGTCAGGCAGGTGGGTGCGTTCGGGAATTTACTGCAAGCTGCGCGCTATGCCGCAGATGACGGGAGACAGACCCGGCAACCGCTGCGAGGGCATCGCGATCTTCCACAGCGAAGGCAAGAAGCGCTGGAACGGCAAGGGCGGACACGCATACTGGTTGGCGATGCCGGAGAACCGAAAGGACACTCGGCACCCCACGGCCAAGCCGTTGATGCTCTGCATGCGACTCATCGAGCAGTTCACGGATCCGGGGGAGACCATTCTCGATCCGTTCTGCGGCACGGGCAACTTCGGCCTCGCGTGCGAGCTGCTAGGCAGAGCCTATATAGGCATTGACCTAAACGAACAGTATGTCACCGATGCATGCGACAGACTTCATACTCTGGATCGTCCTAAGTGGATGCAGAAGTATAAGACGTATGTCGAGACGAAGGGACAGGCGAACGACGGCGAGGCGATGCTAGAATAGGGCATGGCGATCTACGAGCACATCATGGCGCTCGCCGACACGATGCGCGTGCTGCGTCGCGATGGCTGGGAGAACTGGCTGACCGGCGTGGGCACGCGCGGGCGAGACAAGTCGATGCACATGGGGTTCGTAGAGATGCCCCGACTCACTGTCGCGGAGCTGAGCACCCTCTACCACTTCAGCGACCTCGCCGCGACCATCGTAGACTTCCGTCCGTCCGAGATGTTCCGAGAGGGTTTCATCCTCGAAGACACCGACTCGGATTGGCGCGAGCAGATGCGCAAGGACATCACGGAGCGAGAGGTGCTCGGGTTGCTGCTTGAGGGGATGCTCTGGGGCCGCCTCTACGGCGGCGATATCCTCATCATCGGTGCGGACGACGGACGCGACCCATCCGAGCCGCTCGACGAAAAGAACATCAAGTCGATCGACTTCCTCACGAACGTGGACATGCGCTACGTCGTGCCGGCATCGTACTATCTCGACCCACATCAGCCGAAGTACCTGCAGCCCGAGAAGTACCGGGTCATGGACATCACCGGAATCGTGTACCTCGAATTGCACGAGACGCGAGTCATTCGCTTCGGCGGCGCGCGCACCGATCAACTTCGTCGCCGCGCTAACAACTCGTGGGACTACTCCGTGCTGCAGCGACCTCACGAGGTGCTCCGCTCGTTCGAGCAGACGTGGAAGTCCGTAGACAATCTGATCTCAGATGCGTCGCAAGGCGTCTTCAAGATCAAGGGCCTTGTCAACGCCATCGCCACGCCGAACGGCCGCGAGTTGATGCGCGCCCGCATGGAGTTGGCGGACATGTCCCGAAGCGTCGCCCGCTCCGTGATGCTCGACGCGCAGGAGGGCGAGGACTTCTCTCGCACGGCCACCCAATTCACCGGCTTGCCCGAGTTGATGGATCGCCAGATGATGCGTCTGTCGGCAGCCACGCGCATCCCGGTTGCAATTCTCATGGGCCGAAGCGCAGCGGGTCTCAACGCCACGGGTGATTCTGACTTCAAGGCGTTCTACGACAGCGTGGCCGCAGAGCAGGAGGTCTGGCTCGCGCCGCTGCTCCGTCGTCTGCTTCGCATCCTGATGCTCAACAAGTCCGGGCCCACGGGCGGCGTCGAGAAAGACGACTACGTCATCAAGTTCCCGCCGCTCTGGCAGCCCACTGCAAAAGAGATCGCCGAGATCGGAAAGCTCAACGCTGAGCGCGACGCTGTCCGCATCACATCGCAGGTCTGGCTGCCGCACGAAGTGGCGCTCGCGCGCAAGAATGGAGACGATGCGCCCGTCAAGATCGACGAGGAGCTGCGGAACAGGATGATGGTCAATGAGAAGCAAGCTGCAACAGAGGCATCCCAACAGCCTGACTCGGCGCCAAGCGGCAGTGCTTCCTCCGGAGTCCGCGCACCTGCGAATGCTGGCGATACTACGAGCGGTGCTAACGAAAACACAGCACAGTCTCAAGGCGCTGGCGAGTAGGCAGGACGCCAGAAAAGAAACGAGTATCGATACGCCGTTGCTCCGCATCGAGATTGCGAGAGCGGTGAACGACCTCGCACTTCCCGGCGAGTTGCAAGCTGTCGCGGAGTCAGTGGTGAAGTGGAACGGCGTGCAGATGAAACGCCTGCTCGGCATCGACCCTCGCATGGTGCCAGGTCTCGGCACGCAGGTGAAGATTTTCCGAGACCAGAACCTACTGCTGATCCGAAGCCTAGCCGATCAGCAGGTAAGCGAGCTGGAAAAGATCCTGGAAGACCCAGCGACAGCGAACCTTCGCACAGAGGAACTTGTGAAGCTGCTGGTGAAGCGTTTCGAGATCCCGCGACAGCGAGCCGAGCTTATCGCAGTAGATCAGGTGCTGAAGCTAAACGGCAAGGTTACTGGGTACCGTCAACAGGCTGCTGGTATCAGCAAGTATATGTGGACTACCAGTATGGATGAGAGGGTTCGTCCTACTCACCAAGAACTTGAGGGTAAGGTGTTCCGTTGGGACGCCCCTCCTCCCCCAGGACACCCAGGCGAGGACTACCGATGTCGTTGCACGGCGTTTCCATTGCTGGAAGAACTCGACGAGTTTGACTAAGCTTAGGGGTGATCAAGAACGAGAAAGACGGTTACAACGTCTACTCCGAGGAGGGCAAGCATCTCGGAGGTCCATACAAGACGCGCGAGGAGGCCGACATGCGGCTCCGCGAGGTCGAGTATTTCAAGAAGCACAAAGACAGCGCAGACCCGATCACGGCGATGCGTTACGACGCCACACAGTCGTTGGGTAAAGCAGAACGCACTCAACAGGGCGGTCTCAAGGTGCCGGCGTACGTTACGCGTACGGGTGTGTTCAAGTACAAGCGATCGGACGGAAGCATCCAGCGCGAGCTGCGTCACCCGGAGGAAGTGTTCCACGCGGATTCGATTCGTTCGCTCGAAGACGCCACGCTCACGCATCTGCACCCAGGCCGCGTGACGCCGCAGAATTTCAAAGCCGTTTCGATCGGACACGTTCGCAGCGCAGCGCCGGATACGAGCAAAAAGTTCGTTGATGCGACCACCATCGTTCAAGACGCGAAAGCCATCGAGGGGGTGGCGAGAGGCGACCTCTCGGAGGTGTCATGCGGATACACATGTGACGTAGTTATGGGCGCCGGTACCTATGATGGAGAATCATACGATGCCAGGCAGGTAAACATCCGTTACAACCACGTTGCGCTTGGTCCCAAAAACTGGGGACGTGCTGGCAACGCTGTGAAGCTGCGACTAGACTCAGATGACGCAATCGAGGAAGGTGTTGTTACAGACACCTCCCAACCTGAGAGGGACACCCAAGTGGACATCGAAAAGATCGACGGCATCGAGTACAAGGTGGGTTCGGCTGAGCACACGCAAGCCCTCCGAAAGCAGCGCGACGCAGCGACGGCGCGAGCCGATGCGGCCGACAAAGCTCTCGACGAGTCGAAGGGTCGCGAGGACGGCCTCAAGAAGCAGGTCGAGACCCTCAAGACGGATCTCGCAACGGCGAGCGACCCCAAGCGCTTGTCGGATGCGGTCTCTGCTCGAATCGCCGTCGAGAAGCAAGGTGCTTCCGTCCTCGGCAACAGCGTGAAGCTCGACGGACTCACCGATCGCGAGATCATGGTGAAAGCCATCAGCGCGAAAGACTCGTCGTTCAAATGCGACGACAAGACCTCTGACGACTATCTCCGCGGTCGCTTCGACACGCTGGTCGCGTCGGCACCCAAGACGACCTCCGAGAAGATCGCCGAGGGCCTCAACGGTGCACTCAACGGCACCAAGCAGGACTCGAAGGAGCCCTCCCGCATCGGTCCTAAGGACCAGAGTGCGGAGTTCGACAACCACAAGTTCCCCGTCACCAAGTAAGCAAGGACAAGGACAGGACCATGCAGCTCACGTACTCCCAGAAACCGGACATCGCCATCGCAGGCCTCCGTTCGGAAGGTTCGAAGAACGAGTTCATCGTCTCGAAAATCTGCGCAAGCGGTGCGACGATCTCTCCTGGCGTCGCCCTCGTCGAGAACGCGGACGGCACGGTGCAGGCTGCAGGTTCCGCTGGCGCGCGAGCGACGGCCTCCGCTGCACTGAAGCTCGCAGGTGTCTCGCTGTACAAGCCGACGAACATCCAGGGACTCGTGACCGCGGACCCCACGACCCAGCTTTCTAGCACGGGTGTCGTGTACGTCGCTGGCGACGAGGTCCCCGTGATGCGCAACGGCCGCGTCTGGGTCAACTTCGTGGGCACGGCGCGCGGCGACCTCGCTACGGCGAACGTCGTGCAAGCATCGTCTGGCGGCGCGAGCGCTGCGCAAGACGGATTCTTCACGGATGCGGCGACCAGCGCCGGCACCGGTACCGAGGTGGCGGGCACGAACTGCCTGTTCATCGGCGACACGGCTTCTGGCGGCACGGTGCCGTCCAGCCTCACGGCCGGCGTCGGTCTCGCCCTCATCGAAGTTCACACGCCGTAATCGGCCAGCAACCAGGGAAAGTACATAAGAGGACACCATGGCGTTCAAGTGGGATTCCAAAAAGCCGGCCGAAGAAATCGATCAGCGATTCGTTCGCTGGGCGAAGCGCCTGGTCGAAGACGGATCTGTCGGTCTCGGCAACTCCGGCGATGAACGTCAGGATGCGAACGAGACCCTGTTCTTCGCACGTCAACTGGAATACATCTACGCGCAGACGTATGACATCCAGTATCCGGAGTTGAAGGCCCGCAAGCTCATCCCGGTGGATGGCAGCGTGCCGACCGGCGCGGAGACGTTCACCTACCGGTCCTTCGACAAGCGCGGCATCGCGAAGATGATCTCCGACTATGCGGACGATCTTCCGGACGTGACGCTGCTCGGTCAGGAGTTCAACGGCAAGTGCAAGTCGATGGGCGTCGCGTACTCGTACTCGATCCAGGACATCCGCCGCGCGCAGATGGTGAATCGCCCGCTCGAAAGTGATCTCGCAGAAGCGGCCCGCTACCAGATGGAGCTGAAGATCGACGAGATCGCCGCGTTCGGCGACAAGGCAACCGGCCTTCCCGGCTTCCTGAACAACGCGAACGTTCCGCTCGTCACGGTCATCACGGGTAGCTGGGACAGCTACCCCACGACGACGGCCGTCCAGATTCTCGCCGACCTCAACAAGTTGGCGAACGCGCCGTTCAACACCACGAACGAGATCGAGAAGCCGGACACCTTGGTGCTCGACACCACGATGTTCTCGCTCCTCTCGACCACGCCGATGAGCGCGTCGTTCCCGAACGAGTCCATCCTCGACTACTTCGTGAAGCACTCCCCCTTCATCAAGCAAGTCGAGTCGTGGTACCGCCTCGGCAAGGCAGATGCGAACGGCACGAAGCCGCGCGCGATGGTCTACACGCGAGACCCTCGGAAGCTCGGTCTCGTCATCAGCCAGGAGTTCGAGCAGTTCCCGCCGCAGCCGAAGTCCCTCGGATTCAAGACGCCCTGCCATGCGCGCACGGGCGGCATGAAGTGGACGTACCCGCTCAGCGCGGCGTACATGGACGGCATCCACAGCTAGTCTCAGGGGCGGCCCTTTCGCCGCCCATCGGTGCAACCTATAATCCCAGGAGGACAACATGAAGTTCAAGAACGAACGCGCGACTGTGATCCACATGCCGGACAACAGCCTCTTGCTGCCGGACTCACAAGTCGAGATCAAGGAAGAGGACAAGAACAACCCCAGCCTCGTCAGCATGTTCAAGGCGCGCTGGCTCAGCCCTCAAGACGAAGAGGCGACGGCGCACGTCGAGCAATTGCGAGCGAAGGAGAAGGGCGCAACGGCCGGACGTCTCGCGAAGATCGAGCAGAACCCGCGCTTCTCCGCAGAGGCAAAGAAGCGCGCGAAGGACAACGCAGCATCGATCGCAGAGGCGGAAAAGAAGGTGCTCTCGCGCCAGACGCCGCAAGAGGAGCTTCGCTCCGAAAAGCGAACGCTGCTCGACGACATCCAGACGGCCACCATCGACACACTCATGCGCTATGCCAAGGAGCACGGCAGCGACCCGGAGATCATGGCCGCGTGCGAGGCACGCGTGAAGGAGCTGCAAGCCCCGCCGCCCGCGGCTACGCATGACCAGTCCCCGGTCCCGACTGCCGCAGCGGCGCCTGAGGCACCCAAGCCCTAAAATAGGGCATGGACCTCAAAGCCTTTAGGGACGCATTCCCGGAGTTCCGTACAGCCCCGGACGACCTCGTCAAGACCTGGCTCGACTTCGCAGCCACAAGGGTCGACGCGGGCGTTTTCGGGGCTTCTTACGATATGGCTCACGGCCTGACGACGGCGCACCACATCGCGTTGAGCCCCTTCGGCAAGAACGCTCGCCTGTCCTCGAACGAGGGGCGCACCACCTACAAGACTCAGTATGATGAGCTGCGTCACGCAGCATGCGCGGGTCTCGACAAGGTGATCTAGTGGTCAAGGTGAACGCCAAGATTCGCAAGGACATCGGCAAAGCCGAGTTGAATGCGTTCATGTCTCGCCTGAAGGCCTTGGGCTCGAAGGAACACGGCGTAGCCATCGGCATCACCGAGGCGACCGGCAACGTGCCGCACGAGGGCAGTGAGAACACCATCCTGCACGACGCCGAGATCAACGAGTATGGCCTCAACGGCATCCCACAACGCTCGTTCATTCGCGGATGGTTCGACACGTTCGAGGCTACGGCGAGAGGGCAGATTTATGCCATCCTGACGAATGGCATCAAGAGGGGCAGCGCCGTCAGCGAAATGCTCGAACGGATGGGTAACAGGTTCCAGGGAGAGTGTCAGCTCAACATCTCGCAGGGCGGCGACCCTCCGTTTCAGGAGAACAGCCGAGGGACCATCTTGAAGAAGGGCTCTAGCAAGCCCCTCATCTGGCACGGCAACCTCCGTTCGGCGATCACCTATTTGGTGGACCCGAAGACAGGCAAGGCCGCATGAAGTGGTACATCGTCAAGGAGTCGCTGAGGAAGTTCGTCGAGAATGTCACCGGACTCGATGCAGTCTACCGTAACAAGAGACAGCAGTTCGTGAACCCCGACATCGCCGGCCAGGCGTATCTAACGGTCTACAACACGCGCACGCGAGGGTCGGACGAGTTTCGTCGTACATACGACGCCACGACGGACAAGCTGTTCGTCAACCAGAACGGCATCAGATACTTCATTTTGACCGTGCTGGTCGAGACGTATCAGGAGGACGATGTGCGCAGCGCTCTGGAATACACGGAGCGACTTCGAAGCGCGGTAGAGCGTATCCCGATCGTCGACGATCTGCGCAACACCTCCGGCGTAGTCATCGTGAAGGTAGAGAACTCCGTCGATCACACGCACCTCATGGACGACCATGCCGTAAGTTCGGCGTCCGTAGATGTTCACCTGTCGATCATGGACAACATGGATGTGGAGGACGGACCTGGGCTTGAGCCGATCGACTACATCAATAGCGCGGGCATCACAGGTACGATCGAAGGTACCGTGAACGGTACGACTGCACCGGACGGCGACATGGAGATCACGATGACGATCGCGGTGACAGGCCCATGAGCGGAAGTCGCATCATCAACGCTAGCGTGAAGGCTGACGGTTTCGGACCTAAGCCCGAACGCAATCGCTACCAGATGACCCAGCAGAGCGCAGTGGGATGGGCGCTGGCGGTAGGCGGGGCAGTGGCCGACTACTACCTGCCTGTGGCTGTAAGCGTCTCTCCGTCAGTAGGAGTCATCGCGGGAGGCACCTCCGTTACGATCACCGGAAATCACTTCACAGGCGCAACAGGGGCGACCATCGGCGGCGTAGCCATCACGTCGTTCAGTGTGGTGAACGACACGACGATCACCGGAGTGACCGGCGCGCATGCGAAGGGTTCCGTAGACGTGCAGGTATCCAACGTATTCGGTGCGGGAAGCGTAGCCGTTGGCGCATTCCAATACGGCAGTGTACCCACCGTCACAGGCGTCTCGCCTGCCATCGGAAGCATCGCGGGCGGTACCTCCGTTACGATCACCGGCACGCACTTCTCGGACCTAGGCAACGCAACGGGGGCCACCATCGGGGGCGTATCGCTCACCTCGTTCAGCGTGGTGAACGACACGACGATCACCGGAGTGACCGGAGCGCACGCGAAAGGATCCGTGTCTGTATCCGTCACCAACGGCCTGGGGACAGGAACAGACGCAGGCATCTTTACGTATGGAAGCGTCCCGTCAGTAACCGGCATCTCGCCGAGCAGCGGCAGCCCATCGGGTGGCACCTCCGTGACGAT